TTCGTATCATCAATAAATTCAGGAACTTTTAAAAAAAGAACACTAGAAAAACCTGTTCCATTATGGTGTGTATGCGGAGGATTATATTCTCCTTCAACCATGTCATTAATCCAGCAGCTAATAATTTCCAGATGTTTCTTTCCCTTTTTTAATAAATGATAATCTGTCAGGGAATCAATATAATCATCTATACACTGAGTAATAGTTTTATAAATTTGTGTTTCCATTAAAAGATGTGTAAAAGATAATTCTGAGTCTAATCTTCCTGCTAGTCGAGGACCAAAAGAATTTAAATGATTCTTTGCCTTTTCATATTTAGTATTTAAATCCTCTATTTCTCTAGGACTAAGGATATAATGTTGTACACATCTACCCGAAATATAAGTGTCTCCTTTTTTCATTCTTTATTCTTTATTCTTTATTCTTCATATCATATTTTTAACAAAAAAAACACACAATTGAATATCTCCAGTCCCCTTTTTCCAGAGTTTGTAAAGGAGAGTGGATTTTAGAAGAATTAAAAAATATAGCCTTATTTTCTTCAAAACCTATATAATCAGTGTGAAAATATGAAACTTTATTATTTTTAACTTCTTTAGGAGTAAAGAAACCCGTTCCATTTTCTAAAGAAATTGGACCGCTTATATAGATTAAACATTGATACTCTATTTTATTTTTTACTAAATCTATATGAGGATTAAGCTGAGGTTTATTACCCACCATAGTAAAAAGTATATTATGAAATTTTTTTATTTTAAAATTAAAATGATTTTTAATATTAGATAATATTAAATCGCCAATTTCACTTTTTGTTTCTACTGTACGAGAATGCCAATAAGCTTGCTTAGAAAGTCTACCTGTATCTTCGGGAGAAGGAGGATTATATTCTAAACTCAGAAGTTGTTTTTTAATTTTTAAAAAATCCGAGTTTTTAAAAAAATCTTTCTTAATAGCAAAATCATACATAATTGCTCCTTAATTCATATCATGTTTTTGTTGTCAACAAAACTATTATCCTATAAAAGTAAGATTGATATAAGTCAAAAATGAAAGAAATACAGAAAATTTACGTGGCTACGCCGGCTTATGGGGGGATGTGCCATATGGGATATCTTCACTCTATTCTCAAATTACAAATGATGTGTTTTGATAAAAAAATAGCTATGTCTTATAGCAGCGTCACTAATGAATCTTTAATTACGAGAGCTCGCAATACCTGTGTTTCTGAGTTTTTAAATGCGGAAGATAAACCTAGTCATTTAATGTTTATTGATTCAGACATTCAATTTGATCCTATGAGTATTAAGCGAATGATGGACTATGATAAAGATGTTGTAACGGGGGTTTATTCTAAAAAAGATATTAATTGGGATTATGTTTATAGATTGACTAATGAGCATCGACAAAAGAAAATAAAGGATAACGATCTCTTATTTTCTTCATCTTTAGAATATAATCTAAATTTTAAAGATCCTTATAATGTGGTGATAGATAAGGGATTTGTAGAGGTTTTGGATGGAGCCACAGGATTTATGCTCATTAAAAGAGGAGTTTTTGAAAGGCTTAAAAAAGCATATCCAGAGTTGCAATATAAGACAGATCAACTTATAAATGGTAAGAAATATAAGTCAGAAAACACGTGGGCGTTTTTTGATACAATGATTGATCCAGAGGACAAACGTTACTTATCGGAGGACTATGCTTTTTGTAGACTTTGGCAGAAAATTGGTGGTAGAATATATGCAGACATTTCGAGTCCCCTTACCCATTGGGGTACGTTTTCTTTTAAAGGACACGTAGGGACAAGATTTAAGAGCAAAGAGGAATATAATGCCATTAACAAAGATAAACTTTCGACCGGGAATAAATAAGCAAGATACTGACTATGGAGCTGAAGGAGGATGGACCGATGCTGATTTTGTGCGTTTTCGTTATGGCTTACCAGAAAAATTAGGTGGTTGGAAAGAAGCTACAACAAGCACTATTATAGGCATAGCTAGAGATCAATTCTCTTGGTACACCTTAGAGCAACTAAGATACACAGCTCTTGGAACTAATAAAAAATTATATGTTTTATCAGAAACAACCATTTATGACATTACTCCTATTCGTCAGACTGACTCAGCTGTAGCGAGCTGTTTTACTACAACTTCTTCTAGCGCAGATGTAACATGCACTGTTACCTCTCATGGAGCCGAGGCTGGTGATTTTGTTACTATTTCCAATGTAGCTTCTATTCCAGGAACAAGTAGTTTATCTGCTTCGGATTTTGAGGGAGAGTTTGAAATTCAATCAATTACGGATACCAATAATTTTGTTATTACATTAGCTTCTACCGAAACAGGAACTGCTTTTAGTACCACTGGGACAGGAACATTTAATTTTCAAATAAATACCGGGAATGCTGTTAGTTCTTTAGGGTATGGTTGGGGCACTGCTACTTGGGGTCAAGCCCAATGGGGAAATGCCCGATCTACTTCGACTACGGTTATCCAGGGAGCTAATTGGTCTTTAGATAACTGGGGAGAAGATTTAATTGCTACTTTTCATGATGGAGCGACTTATCAATGGGATGCTTCAGCAGGAACCGGGACCCGCGCAACGCGGATCAGTAATTCTCCTTATCTCTCTCGTTTCTCTATGGTATCTGTTCCCGATCGACATTTAATATGTTTTGGAACTCAAACTACTATTGGGGCAAGTGGCAATCAAGATGATTTATATTTGAGATGGGCTGATCAAGAAAGCTTAACCGACTGGACTCCTGTAACAACTAATACATCAGGTAGTTTACGTATAGGAGATGGAAGTAAACTTATGGGCGGTGTTAAAAGTAGAGGAGCTATGCTTATATGGACAGATAGCTCTGTTCATGGACTTCAATATATTGGCCCTCCTTATACCTTTGGTTTACAACAACTCGGTGCTAACTGTGGATTAGTAGCTCAACATGCTTGCGTGGATGTGCGAGGAGTAACCTTCTGGATGAGTCAAAATGGATTCTTTGTTTATGATGGTGCCGTAAAACAGCTTCAATGTACCGTCCAAGATTATGTTTTTAGTACATTAGATCCTTCGGGGCAAAATGATATTTTTTGTGGAGTTAATACAGATTTTCATGAAGTAACATGGTTTTATCCCGACACGAGTGCTTATAATAATCTTATCAATAAATATGTAAGTTATAATTATGTAGATCAAGTATGGTCAGTAGGAACAATGGATAGGACTACTTGGGTGGATAGAGGAGTATATGAATATCCTTACTCAACTCAGTATCTTCCTAATTCTACTACTAATGTTACCCCTACAATTACCGGTCCTCTTTCTAATGGAGTATCTGCTTTATTCTCTCAAGAAAATGGATACAATGGAAATGGATCAGCTATTAATGCCCATATTACTTCAGGGGATTTTGATATAAGCGATGAACAAGCAGGAGTAGTAATGGCAGTGCGTAAGTTTATTCCCGACTTTAAAAATCAAACAGGAAACGTTAATGTTATTATGGAATTTAGAGATTATCCTCAAGGTGCGGCTTCGAGTGCGAGTTCTAATTCAGTTGTAGAAACTACAACAACTCATATAGATCTTCGTGGACGAGGACGTACGGCAAATGTTAAATTCTCTAGTGATACAACAGATTCTAACTGGCGTTTTGGAACGTTTAGATTAGATTTACAACCAGATGGAAGAAGGTAATGGCTCGAATTAATATAACAAGATTTCCTAACGCAACTCCGGAATATGATCCTCAGCAATTTGATGCCATGGTGCGTTTGTTAGAACAGATTGTAAAGCTTTTAAATACAACTTATCAATACGATATTAGTGCTGAAGCAGAAGCTCAGTCTTGGTTTTTGGAGCATTAAATGGCTAATTCATATATTAACTCAGGAGTAGACCTAACAACAGCGGATCCTACTACTATTTATACATGCCCTAGTGATACAACAGCTATTATAAAATCTCTTCATGTATGTAATGATCAAGCATCGGATGCAACGGTTGATATTTCTTGGACGGATGCGAGTAATGGGGATGCGGTCATTAAATGGTCGAGTACTCTTACCATTAGTGCTAATTCTCAAATTGAAGCTTTAGCTCCTAATACAGCTCAAATATATGGGCAATCTACTTTAGTTTTAGAGGAAAATGATGTATTAAATATACAAGCTAATGCATCTAACCGTGTTCATGTGACGGCAGCTGTATTACAGGTAGATAACTTTAAACGCTTTAGAGAGGCTGGTACTACTGCATAAAGACTTGAAATAGGAGTAAAAATATGGCAATTAAAGAAGAACCTAAAATCATTGGATATAGAGAGATTAATGGAAAACAAGTCCCTATTATCAAATGCGCTACGGAGACCATAATATATCATGCCGATACAGGACAAGAGTATGATAGTGAAGAAGCTGCAAAAGCAGACGTAGACGATCCTGCAACTTCGACGACTGAATCTCACATTAAAAGAGATGTAAAGATTACAGTTGCAAAACTCCACATGGAAGGAGCAACAAAAAAATAACATGGATCGTACATGCAACAAACAGGAATAGAAACAATACAACACGTCGCTACCTCTTTAGGAGGACTAGGACGATACGGGGATACGTATATTGTTCACGCTGCTCCT